GTTTAGTTGTACTCCAGCAGCTACAGTTGCTGTAGGTGTAGCTCCTTGACCACCTTTGACTGCCACGTAAGCTAAAGCAGTTACAGATATTCTTACTTTAGTTACTTGTGCAGGACACGCACCTGATCTGGTAGCTCCTGAACTTGTGGTTGCTGCTAGGTTCTCGCTTGAATTTACTCTGTAGTAACTATTTTGTCTTGCCATGTTTAACTCCTATGCCTTTACATTTCTTTGCGAAGACATCTCGTATCCAAGCTCTACGCCTTTTAACTTGATCTCTTCTTTTTTGAGGTTAATGTTATTTTCTAGTTCTAATCTTTCTAACTCTAGTTTACCAGCTTTTATCTGTAGTTCATTTGCTTTTATTTCTGCTTCCATTCTAGAAGTTTCAGCTTCCATGATCATAGCTTGTCCCTGTGCTTGTGCAAGCTGTTCTTGTGGACTTGGTGGAGGAGGTTCTACTGGCTGAGGTGCTGTAATATACTGCTCAGTGTCTTTTATCCCCATTTCTGTACCAATTTCTTTGGCTAAGTTATATATGTTATCTGGTGAAACTATGTTGTCTGTTTGCTGTGCAATCTTTTCTATAAGACCTGCATAACTAGATAAATTAGTAAGCCTAACATCCTGATCTCCATATCCTAAACCAACTTCTATGCTTACGTCTAGGTCTTCTATCCAACTTGATGGATCAACCTCATAGTAGCTGTTGTTTAATCTCATTACTTTTTTTCCATCTTCATACCTTTGTATAAGGTTGTAGATAGACTTAAACATATTTTTAACACCTGTCTCAGCAAAGACTCTGGCTATAAGTTCTACTCTGCCTTGTGCGTTACTCATAGCACCTTGTACAGCACCCTGAGTTACGTGTGACTTTAGAATGTCAGCAGGTAGCCCCTGTGAAGAAGGGTTAACGCCTGTACGCCCTGCTTTTAACTTGTCCCAGTAGTCTAGCATCTCGAAACTGTACTGTTGTAATGCAGGTGTCTGTATAGGCTGTAGAGCATTAGGTGATCTGGTACGCACAACTCCACCGGGACGGTTGGTTAACAGATCGTCTATGTTAACTTGCCCTTCTACTATCTGGAATCGTCCGTTGTTAGCAAGGTACATATTATCCAAGAGGTTCCTTGTGAGCGTACTACGCACTAACTGTATGTCTTGTACTGTCTCTGCTACTGATAGCCCATAGAACTTGTGTGGGATCGGTATGGGACATATAGAGCTAAATGGTATGGTATCTACTGGTTCTTTTTCTAAGATTTCATTATTAGAGTGTAAAATTCTATAGAGCACTCCTGCTCCAGTTTCTTCCATATCTAATTTAGTGTACGACTCGAATATTTCCACAGTGTCTTCAGACTTGGACATAGATCCAATGTCTGTTACGTTAGTGTTGTCATAAGCGTGTCTAGCCATATATTCTTGGCTGGTGGTTATACCGTCTGCACTTGACCCAGAACCTGCTAATCCATCTACTAAGTCTTCGTCAAACCCCATTTCTATAAGTTCGCCACGGGTCTTGTGCGATCTGTGACAAACAAACCTGAAATCTTCTAGGCTTTTAGCTCCACGGTTTATTAGAAATTCTTCTGGTGGTACATTTTCTATGCTTACTTTACCACTTATCTTTGTGCGCGAAAAAATTACATCGTGACTTATCTCTTCTACCTCTACCATCTCCCCTGTCTGTGGATCAGGTATCTCTATTACTTTTATGTCTTCAGTGTGTTCTACTATCTCTAGTTCTTCGTCCTGTTGTAACAGGCTAAACTCTTGCTCTGTCAGCTTCTCGTAGGACTCTGTGGTGGTCTTCTCTACGTCTTCCCAGTAGTGTTTTACGATACCTACTTTTTGTAAGAGAGCATCAAAGAAGAAGTTGTACAGTATGTCAAAACCATTGTTCTGTTTGTAGAACACATGGTTCACGTAGTTCGTAGCCTGTTCTGCTACTTGCACATCTTCTGGGCCATGTGGTGCAAAACGTACAACGTCTTTACCACTTGTAAAGATACGCATCAAGCTAGGCATCATCCACATAATAGTATCTTGTACGTCTGTGACAACTACTTGTGATCTACCGTCTTCTTCGTTACCAAAAGGTTCACCGTAGAAGTACTCCATAGCAGTTTCACGCTGAGTACTTACTTCTGAGTCTGTAAAAGAAGAACCTTCATCGACTTCACTATCTACAATAGCAAGTATTTGTTCGTCAGATAATTTAGACATACACTACTTCCTTTTTGTTTTAGGCTTCTTCTTAGGTTTATAAGATTTCGTGTATACTGGATTTATCATACTATACTCCTATAGTTGTAGTCTATTTTAGCGTCAAAATTGTACTTCTTGTACACAGTTTTATTAGCCATCTTTTCTCCAAATCGTTCTATAGAGAGTGAGGCATACCTCATTGCTGAGATTAAATCATCTTTGATTGCAACCACTTTCCCATTTTTTCTATGGTACAACCTAAGTTCCTCAAGAGTTTCCTGACAGGACTCAAAAATTTGTAGACGGCCTGTTTCAAACCGTTGTAGCATTTCGCTGATACCAGCTTCAACTGAATTATTACCATTTATTTTTCCTTCTGCCGGTGGATTAGAAAAGTGCTCAGGGAGCATATAGACCCCCAAGTCTCTGTATTGTTGTGCTAACTGTATTCCAGAACCTTTATCGTGTTGTAAACCATCGTGAGGAAAAGCTACCGGGATACCCCTAGACCTAGAGTTCAACGCTGCTGCGTGTGTTATAGGTGTTTCCTTGCTTCTCCTGTATTCATCGTAGACGTATATTATATCGTTATCTGGATCAAGTGCTACCCAACTGAGTGCCGTGGGGTGATCATATCCAAAATCTATACCAGCTAAGACAAGATAGTGTTTAGGTATCTCAAAGTCTTCGCAAGTGATGTCCTCTTCTGATACAGGAAAGATCAAACCTGAGCCAAATACAGGTATACCTTTTGATCTCATATCCCTCTCAGCAGGGCTATAAACTGACAATAACTGTTCCTTGGTAGCTGGGTCTAAGTGATCCACATCGTCCCAAGTAGCAGTTATTAGAGATTGACCCGGTTTCAGTTCGTTTAAAAAAGAACTTACTACCTGAGTCATCCCTTTTTCCGGGGTAAACGTCATATAGACAATACCCCCTGTGTCTGCTGTTCTGGTTATACACTGACTGAAGATTTCCTGTTTAGGTTCCTCATCAAGCCAGACAACATCCACGGCCTCGCCCATGAACTTCTCGAACCCCTGTTCATAGGCTTTAAAACTTATGCTGGAGTTACCCCCTGACTTGTGTTTGACAAGTGCAGAACTAAAGGCGTTGGGTACTCCGGGTTTACGTACTGTGTTTACTATGTGTTCTTTGGGTACTGCACCGTGTCCTAACTTGGTAGGGTCTTGTGGTACTCCAAATAATTCTCTTTGTATAATATCTCTGGTGGTATCATTACTCTCACCTGCTGCCCAAACTCTTACCGGGTGGTCAAATGTTTTACCCTCCCACCACTTAGGATACAACCCTGTCATGTGGTAACTTGTCTCTGCTGCTCCACAGAATGTTTTCCCCACCCTGTTAGCTGCCATCAGAATACGTTGTGCGCTTCCCTTGCCCTCAGAGTGAAACTTCTTTTGGTACTCATAGGACTCATATTCTTTAATTCTGTTTTCTTCTATCCTGCGTTTCTTTTCTTTGAGAAGCTCTAAGACTTTACCTTTGTCCAACTATTTTACTTCCTTCGGAAACTTTACCACGTTGTCTTTGACCAGCTTCTGTATCTGCTTGTCTATCTCTTCGTCTGTAAGCTCTATGACATCTTTCAAAGTGGTTTCTTGCTTCTGTACAGCATCGTATCCTGCTCTACTGAGGATGTCCCTAGCTGCATTTAATCTCACTGTGTCCGACTCTGAACCAAGTAGTTCTTCTAGTACACCTAGAGCAGTTGTGGCTGTTTCAGATACTTTCTCCTTGATCCTAGATTCTATGTGTGTCCAAAGGTATCTTTGTGTTCTGTTTGCACGGTGTTTAAATACACCCTTGTTCTTCCCCGTGTACCCAGCTTTCTCGTAGGCTAAGACAACATCCATCTTGTCATCTACGAGGTATTGTACAAATTGTTGCTCACGCTTGGTAAGCTTTTTGTCTAGTGTTTTAGGATTCTTGTAGTCTTCAAAACGCATGGAGTACTCCTATGTTAACTAAATTATATCATAGTGTAGCACTAAAGTCAATAGCGTATTTTAAAATACCCCAAAAAATGTGGACAGACAACAATTAACATTATACTACACCACTGGGGGGGTCATCATATATACATATTGCTCACATTGTGCCAGTTTGTGTTCAAATTGTGTCAATGTGTTAAGATTATGGTACACATAGGCCCGTGTTTCACGTGAAACAATATTGATAACCTATTGATTCCAATGTGTTTACATTGTGGATCAGTGTTGTTTAAAAAATCTAGGTGTTAGCATGTGTGTGCAATAGATATACATTTGACTGATATACTTATGTTATCGCTGGTATTACTTAGAATATACGCTGTACACTGTTTTAAGCTTGTTACAATCGTTTTATTAGTTGGCTGGTACATTAGTATATAAATGTATTAAACACGCTCTAAGAAGTTCTTAAAACGCTAGGAACATATCGTGAACATTGCTAAGACAAAAAAACCCAACGCTGTTACACGCTGGGTTTTAGTTTGGGTTTATTTATGCGTTAACTTTACGAGCTTCCCGTTGTAATTGTAATTCGGATTTGTATTGTTCCCAACTAGGCAAATGTATTCTAGAACAAGCGATTGGTAAATAAGATGCGTTTTCTTCTATAAATTCATTTTTTTTATAAGTAGCAATTTTAATTGATGTTACTTCTACTTTTACAAATTTAGTAAAACGATCAAGTAAGGAATGATTTTCATTATCAAAATTATCTATATAAAAACGATAGCCAGTATTATTAAATAAAACATATGGTTTTTTGTCATCCATTTTAATGAGATAAATCGGAACATTGTTTAAAAAATATGAAAAGGATTCGTAAAAATTTTCATAATCTACTATTTCGTTTTCTTCTTGCGAATAATATATTGTCATTTGTATTCTCCATAAATAGGGTTTATTCCCGTTGTGCCTGTCGTTCGGCATTGCCGATTATACACATATTTTAAAAGCTGTCAAGTGAACAAAACGTGAACATTGAAATTAAAAAAATGCAAGGTGCTAAGTTAATAACACCTTGCCAAGTTTGGGAGAATAAACCCTAGTGTTTTTTGTATGATACATTCTTAACAGTAGTATCCCAACAAGCGCGACAATCACCACAATTGTTTTGACGGGTATATGCTTTACATTCTTGACCTATTGGTTCGTGGTCTTTTGTGTGTACTGTACTTGTACAAATGTTAGCTAAGTTAAAAGCACCATTTGCTAGCATATTAGGTTTACCGTTTACTTTAGCACCTGAAATGCGAACGCATAAATTAGACGGTATAGATAAAGTATTAATGTACTCGCGTTCTTGTGTTGGTAACCAGTGTTTTATACTTGGTGTACGCTCGCAAACAAGACAAATTGCCTTGAACATCTTTTCACTTTGTAAATCACCGGCATCAAACCAACGGTGATAGTAAACATTAGTCTTTTTAGCTTGTCTCTC